ATCAACAGACCAGCGGACCCGGCCCGTATACTCCTTGTTAAAGAACCCGTCAAGCAGGCCCTTCACCTTATCCTGCCAGCCAGACGCGGGACGCATCTCAAACTCGACCGGCCCCAACTCCCGGAACGCCCGACGCATCTCCTCGCCACGACGCCCATACCACGCGCGAAACGCCGACTCCGTATGCCCACGCCAAAACGTATCCTCATCCGCATGAGGCCCACCAAACCGAAGCTTCTTCGCCGCGTCCCGCTTCATCGCATCCAACGCCGCCGACCAATGCCGGCGAATCGTGTCCATGTCGCCGTCGTACACGCGGGCCAGGCCGCCCGCCCTGCGCTCAGCCGCATCATCCAAACGATCAGCCATCGCGCCGATCTTCGCGAACTCGCGCTCATCAAAGTGGACGCCCATCTGGACATCCTTCACCGCTGCCTGCGCCTTCGCAGACATCAGCCTAACGCGCTCACGCAACCCATCCTCGTCAAGATCGACACCGACCTCCAACGGGCGCAAACGCTCCTCGATTGCCTCCAGCTTGCGCGCCAACTCGCCGTAAAACTTCTCAGTATCCGGCGTCACCTTCACCGCAAGACGCGCAACAACGTTACCGGCCTCAGCACCCATAAACCCCCCTCACACACAACAACAAGCCCCGCAAAGGGCGTAAAGCCTATGCGTTCATTGCGTCAACGAACATCTGCCTCACGCCCTTTACGGTGCATTTCTCCGCCGCGAACGTCTGCTTTACGCCCGGCCTGCCCGGCCACAACGCCGGACGCCTCGACTTGCCGAACCCAGTCGCCACCGTATTGACAGAAATGTTGTCGAACACGTCCGCCAACAAAGACATCTCCCGGGTCCACCCACGCAATTCAGGGACGTCCGCAAGTAGCGCCTGCGTCCAGCAGCCGTCAGGCAGGCCACGAACCAGCGCAAGCAAAAAACGCGGGGACGGGGACCCTCTCTCAATCGCATCCACCAGATCAATCCCATAGTGGAGTCTGAAATCGACGTATATCCCCGTCCCCGCTTTATCCAGCAAGTCCGCGACGGCTAGGCTTCCCCCGCCTGAGTACGCTCAAAGTAGAGCGCCAGCATCACATCAAGCACAGTGGCATCATCGCCAACCTGATTAAACAGGTCAGTAGCCGCTTCCTTATCGGCGGCCGCAATCATCAGCATGTCGCGATAGAAATCAACGACATCCGAGACTTCCCCCTCGGCCGCATTGCGCTCAGTCAGGAGGCGGGAAAACTCCTTACGCTCATCCTTCGTCATGCGCATCGGGCCACGGAACACGACGCCCTGGACAACAAGATTCTTGTACTTACCCTCCGCCTCAGAACGGAGCGCCTCAAGGTTAAGGTTATCAAAATTAACAGTCATTACAAACCTCCAAGTGCCACAGTGGTATGCCAGGAAAAAGAAAAAGGGGCGAGTCGCGCGGCCACCCTGGCACACGCCCCACGCAACCCGCCCCCAAAGGTCAGGCCAGCGACGCGACCTCACCGATACCAATGGTGTTGTTATTCTTGTCTTCAAGAATTTCGAACTTGATCGGCAACGCCACAAGATCCTCGATGTTACTCACATCGAAATCGCCATTGGCAACAATGTCAGCCTTACCCGCATGGATAAAGCAGACATTACCTTCGTCCTCGATAACGATGAGCAGCGCGCAATGCTCCGCCGTCGGCTTAGACTTCGCGTAAGTAATACCATCCACGGTCGCCGCGTTAGCACCCAAGTAGCGCTTGATCGACGGCGCATCGAACTGGTGCAGCGAAATCTCCAAAGAATAGGAGACTTCACCAATCGACGTGCGAAGCTTCTTCTTCTGGAGAGAACCCTTCGTCGTAACGTCGCCGCCGCCCTTCGTGATCTTGAACGGATTATCAGACGCGGTGTGACCAATGTTCGTCCAGCCAGTCAGGGCCGTAGTCTTGTTTGTCTTGTAGTTCGCCACCGTGGGGGCCTTCGTATCAACCGGCGCAGTGTAAATCTGCGCGGTCGCCACGATCAATGTCTTGTCATCATCCAAAGCCATAATAACTTCCCTCCCGCACCATCATCGGTGCAACACAACCAGTCGCGCCTGGAACACGAAACGCTCCATGCCGACCGGCAAATCTTGATACTGAACCGGGCCAGTAGAATCAGCCCAGTCCTCGCGACGCCGAGGCCGTTCCATCAGCTCGAAAGCCTTCACGAAAGACTCCCTGCCCGGAACGCGCTTACCGCGCGCCGCATAGCCGCGCAACAACTCGATAATCGACCAAGACAGACGCCAGGCAACCTCCTCGGCATCCAGCCCCGCCGTGAACGTGTGGACCTCGAACTCCAACACGTCCACCCGATCATCCGCTCGAATGAACTGGCCCCCCGTCGTGGGCTGCACTTCCACAACCATCACGTACGGAACCGAGTTGCCCTCCTCCACGCGAGACCGGCACGTCACACCCTCGGGCAGATCCGCTTCCAACCATGCAGGCAGGAACGCCTCAACCGTCACGTGCCTGCCCGGATCTAGCTTCGACGCATCAAACACGGCCACCACCAGCAGCCGCCGCCAACGCCCCCACGCCGCGAGACGGGCCAATATGCACGACCCTACGGCCCACGATCCGCCCCGCATCATCAAAGACGGGCTTAGACCTCACCTCGCCGCGACGCCCATACTCGATAGCCGCCGCCGCCTTGTACCCGGCCTCGTCAGACAGGACGATGTACCCGTCCACCAAAGCCACATAAGACTCGATTGTCGCGTGCCCCTGGTAACGGTGAGCCGCAAGCCTCGCCTTTGCGACAGCCGCGCGCTTGTTCGTCTGCCCCGTCACCTCGCGCCGAACTTGCGGCATGTGGGACACGATCTTGTTCAGCCGCTCCTTAGTTACCAGCATGGTTACCATCGACACCACCACCAATCCCCGCCAGATTCGACGGCGGGCGCGGCCTGCACTCGAACTCCCAATGAGTCGTCCTGCGCGTCCCCCGCTTCAACGCCGGGGGAGCAGCAGCATCCCACTGCTTCCCGTCGAACTCGATCAACGTCCACGCGCCGACGTCCGTCAGCTCCGTGCCGTCAACCGTGCGAGGCTCCACGAGAATCAACGCGACCTCATTCGTCAACTGGCCCTTCGCCGCGCCACGGTTCGCCCTGATCTGCTTCATCGACATGCGGCACCTGTACGGGCGCTCCAAGTCCGGGACAGTCACCAGGTTCCCCCGCGCATCCCTCGCCCGCTTACGCCCATACAGGACACCCGTAAGGCCCCTATGCCTACCAACTGCCACTACAGTGCCCCCTCACTCCACTTAAAGCGGGCACCCGGCACCCACCAGTCGCAGCGATGCCAACCGCGATCAACGTCCCTCGACGTCGGGGCAGTAGGGGAGTGGACGAACGTGTGAACCACGCTCAACGTCGAGTCCAGGCCCGCCGCCTGGCGCAACGTCCGCACCTCGTCCGGCGTATAGAACACCGTGCCAGTGCGTAGCGCGAGGTCCGTGTACGCCTCCGTCTCGTCGCCAGCCCTCGACTGGACCACGGACTCAGACAAGTCCATGTACCGGACGCAAGCATTACGGACAATCGTCTTCACGACCGGCGGCACCGCGTCAGCCATCCACGACGGCCTGCCATGCAACCTTGCCAGATTCGACGCATCCCAAATCACCGCCGCCGCCGTATCCTTCTCGTCCGGCGACAACGCATACTTGAGACGAGCCTCAAGCTCATCGACGCTAATCAGCATCTCCCGACGTCGAACCGCTTCCGCTTCCGACACGGGCGGGGTAACTTCCTCAGTTTCGCTCACGAAAACACCCCCTTCACGCAAGCGGGGGCAAGGCTCACAACCTCACCCCCGCGCGCCACTCCAAGCGTCAGCCCTCAGCAGCGGGAGCGTAAGCAACGCCGGGGGGCGTCTTCGTAAGGCCGAGGCCCTTAGCAACCTTCGCCTTATCGCTGCCCTCCGGGAAGTACTTAGTGTCCGTAATCGGCCCCAGCGTAAGCTTCACAGAGCGAATATTGTATTCATCATCGGAGACAACTTCCTGGCCCTGGTCATTCACGTAAATCACAGGGTCCAACACCTGCTGGTAGCCATACCAGGTGTTAACGGTGGAGCGTTCCACCTGGTACTGCGGGTCATAGTCGCGCAACCAACGCATCGCGATGCCATCCTGAGACAGCATCGACGCACCCGCCACAGCCGAATCAGGAACACCGGGAGCCGCGTTCAGGAACACGAACGAATCGCCCGTCAAAGCGTAAGCCTCATCCGGTGCAATATCCTCCGACACCACGATATCGAAGCCCTTGATCCTGCCAATCAGCGCATCAGCGAAAGCCGACTCTCCATACTTATCGCCAACAGCCGCCGCCTGCATAACCAGGTTATCCTGCAAAATCGTGTCCCAATCGGAGCCAATGATAAGAGTACGCTTCACCTTCGATGCACCCATGCGATTGAGGGCATGACGCGCCTCAATAATGGCATTGAGGACGTTCCCCTGTAGGCCGCGCGCCCTACCTTCCGCGGCGATAGTCACCGAATACTTGCCATCCTTCAAAGCCTTAATGGCACCATATTCCAACTTGCGCGCAACCGCACGCGACTGGGCAGGCAGGATATCCTGCGTCCAGCCCATGAAGTCCATCTCGCGCTGCTCGTCGGTGAGCATCGTCGCAGAATACGCATTGCCGCCGAAACGCACCGCAAGCTTACGCTCGCGATACTCATCGAACAGCAGCGGCTGAGCGCGATTGTTACGCCACTCGTAATCGCGCGCCGGAAGAATACCAGGAACACGAACGTTAATCGTGTCATCCTTCGCACCCTTGAACTCCTCAATGCCCTTACGAGCAAAGAGCTTGGGAACCACAAGCTCGCGTTCCATTAGCTCAGCAGCCGTAGCCGCCAGCTTTTCGGGCTTGATCTTCGTATGGTTAAGACTATTTGCCATATCCACTCCTTCTCAAAAAGTCAACGTCGTGGAAGACCACGCACGAACTCGCGCGCGTTAAACTCGCCTTCCGTCTCCTCGGCGGGGGCCAATCCCCCTCCCTTGCGAGGTAGACCAGCCGCACCCGAGGCCGCGCCCACCAGGGACGCCAACTCCTCACACGCCGCACGCATCTCCTCAACCGTGCCATCCCGGACAAACTCAAAGGCCTTCCCGGGCAGATTCGGGAACTCATCACGCACCTGCTGACGCGCGCGCACACGCTCAAGCTCCGCCTCAACCTGACGAGTCTTCTCATCAGCCGCCGACAGGGCAGCCTCAAACTCGTCAACCGTCTTAAGGCCCTTCATTGATTCCTGCACGTCACGCAACTGCGTTCGATACCTAGCCGCCTCATCGCGCGCACCCTTCAACTCTCGTTGCGCCCACTCAGGCAGGTCGTCAACCTTGCGAGCGCCACCGTCCTGGCCCTCACCCTTGTCGCCTTCCACCTGTCCAGACTGCGCCGATTCAACCGCGTCATCCTGGCCCTGCGCGCCCGGCGCACCACCAGCATCCGCCACATTCTCATCAGCCGCATTCTTCTCGTCCGACATCACACACTCCCAAAAAACGAAGCCCGCGAACGCCACCAGGACGAAGCGCGGGACACCTTTGAAGCCGCCAGGGCTTCCACCAACACGCCTACCGGCCAAACTTCCGGTAGTAGTAACTTCGCCAGCCGGACTTGCCCCCCAAGCCCTTGCCCTTGAAGTCATGCTTCCACAGGTTCTCCATCTCCCGATTCACCGCGAAACGAGAACCCTCTATGCTCGACCCCGCAAACAGGGGCAGAGCGTAACAGTGACAATTCGGGTGATAGCCGTGCGTTCCATCGGCATGCTCAATGTCATGCCGCAACGCCTCATGCTTGCCCGTGTACTTCGCGCCACGCGACAACAACATGGCACAGAACGCGCACGGCGTACCCGTGCCAGACACCCTGATCCACGCCTGCCGAGCTGGATCACGATCACCCATATCTCGCACCACCGACCGGACGCCACCAGCCGCCGCCTGCTGACCAACACCAGCCGCCACGCCAGACGACACCTCGCCAGCCTCAAGACGGGCACGCAACAACGCCTGCGCCGCCCTCACATCCGCATCACGCAACGCCGCCAAGTCCGGCGTCGCCTGCCTGTCCACCTGCACTCGCACGCCAGACAGCGACGAGGCAGACAAGGCGTTCACCCCGGCGGCCTCGTTGAACTCACGCACCAACTCGCCCAACGACACCTCGCCGCCCTGCGCGTGACCGCGAATAGGGGAGGGGACCGTGCGACCCGTCTGCAACGCCCTCAGCAACCTGTAGAACGCCACACCCAGCGCAGCGCCACGATCCCACGGCTCCACAAGCAGCTCACCGAACCTGGCCGCAACATCGCCACCCTTATCCACCTGCTCCCACCAGCGGGACACGTCCTGCACCGTCCCCAAACTCAACCGGCCAAGCGACGCCTCAAACGCCTTCAACAAGACCTCTACACGCGGATTTGCAGGCACTACACGTCACCGCCAGCCAATGACACAGGCCCGGCATGCGAGGCCGTCACAGGCTCATCCAGAACACCCTGCGCGCCCATCGCACTAAACCCCTGAACAGCCGCACCAAAGTCAGACCCCAAACGCTCCGACGTCGCCAACTCATCCCACCGATCCAACTGAACCGGCGACACGCCAGGCACCATCTCCCACAACCCGCGAGACGGCACCCCAATCTCCCGCAACTTCGACAGCGCGTCAGCCGTCTGCGACAAAGCAGCCGACTCCAAGTCGCGCCACAACACCTCGTTATGCTCCCACTGGTCGCGCTCCGCGCGACCCTCTAG